AAAGGAGCGGAAGATGCCCAGCCTTCAAAACCTTCAACACTTGTCGCCGGAACAAGTGAGCCTAGCGTTTCAGTTCCTAGCAAGCGAGGATCCCGAGCCACCACTGGAATTAAAACACCTGACGTGGGACCAGTGGCAGTTGCTGGCGAAGGCGTTGGATCTGTTGATGTTGGAGCGGCAAATGAACTCAGTGCATTAACTAATGAAGAGCAGAATGCTCTACAACAAGAACTTCAACAAGAACTGTATGGACAACCGGCTATCCAGGCTGTTGAACCTGCTCTTGATAAGAAAGTAACACGCAAGCGTCCAGTTCCAAAGGCTGATGTTGACGAGGCAAATGCCTACCTAGCCCAGTATGTTGAGCAAACAGGCTCCGTCGAGGGAGCGCTTAAACGGATTGCTGGCGAGTTTGCCTTTGAGAAGAAAGTTAATCGCCTTGCCAAAACATCTTACGAAGCCTTAACTCCTGAACAAAAAGCCTTTGTAGACCGGGAGATCCAGCAGCAACGTACCCTAAACACAGCAGGTGCCATGTATCTTTCCCGGTACAACGAAGCCATGCGGGCCAAGCGTGAGCAAAAAGCCGAAGAGAAACGCATGGAGCAAGAATCTCTTAGTAAGCAAAACGAAGATTTACGTAAAGCTAAGGCTGAAGAAGCGGAAAGACAAAAGGCAGTTCAAGAGCGTGTTGGGCAACAAATACAAGGTCTTTTATCTGGCCGTAAGATTCGCTATCGTAAGGCTGAGAAAGGTGCTAAGAGCACCAAAGCCGCTGTTGATAAATTTGTAGCCACTTTTACAAAGAATTGGAAAAATGCACCAACGATTGTAGTGGTGCAAAGCGTAGATGGACTGCCTGCTTCCATACAGGCTCAGTTGTTAAAAGATGGTGCAGGAAGTGTTCCGGGCGCCTTTAATCCTAACGATGAAGTAGTCTATCTCATAGCGGATAACATTAAAAATCCACAACAAGCCGCTTTTACGGTAGTGCATGAGGTCATTGGTCACTACGGTTTACAATCAATTTTGGGTGCTGAGTACCGCAAGGTCATGCACCGCCTCTACAACACTAATCATCAGGTACGAACCAAAGCCAACCTAAAAATGGCTGAAGGCATGGATTTAAGCACGGCTGTCGAAGAGGTGTTGGCTGAGGCTACCGAGGCAAGGTTTGTCCGTACAGATACCCTGATGCAGTATGCACTGCACCAACTGAAGAAACTTATCCGTAACTTTATGCAGATGATTGGTATTAAGACTCTGCGCGATAAAGAAGTTACCGATAAAGAAGTTACTGACCTGCTAGATTCTTTCCGTGACTACGTGATTGAAGGCAAAGGCACCCGGGGTGTAGGTAAGGCTTCTAAAGATGTAGTCTATCGGAATGATGGAACCCCAATAGATGCCAATACGATTGATATAGGTGGCGTTCAGCGGTCCTTGTATGACTCTAAGGGCCGACCCTTGGCGGCTACTGAAAAAGGGGTTCGTAACTTCTGGAAGTGGTTTGGTGATAGCAAGGTAGTAGATGGGCAAGGCCGTCCTATTCTCATGTTCCACGGCACAGCCCGGGATATTAATGAATTTATCCCCAAGCAGGCTAATGCAATTTTTGTTACCGCCGATCCTAGGTTTGCAGAGAGTTTTAGTGGTTCTTCTTTTGAATATGTAAGGCGTGAACTCCGCAACAATATGACTCCTGAGCAAATGAACATGCTTAGGAATAGGGTCATTCAAATTGCTGAACAGGATGGGGTGTTTGCTAATTTGGCTGCAAATCCAGATGCAAACGGGCCGAACACAAAAGAAGATTTTGAAAAAATAAGCACCATAGATTTATTTGACTATTTATCAGATCAATATGCTCAGGCTACTGGAGAACTTATCCCTGTTGGGGAAAATATCATGCCCTTGTATGTTCGGGCAGAAAAACCGTTTGATTATCAGAATGAAGAGCACGTACGGCCTATCATTCAAAAATTAATAGATCAAGGTTATTTGGATTTTGGTCGCGGAAGTATATCTGATAAAAGCAGTGTGTTTACTAAACATCTCCTAAAAGCAGAAATTAATTTAATAAGAAATGGTACAGAAAGCCTTACCGACATCATTTATGGCAACACTATGGAAGGTAACTGGGGAGTTATTGAACAGAAACCTTTCCAAGATGCTATTAAGGAAGCCGGGTACGACGGGTTTTATATCCGTGAGGCTGGTGTTAAAAACCTGGGTGTATTTAAATCCGAACAAGTTAAATCCGCTACTGGTAACCTTGGATCGTTTGATGCAAGCACCGGAAACATCAGATACCGCCGCAAACCCGTTTTAACTGCGGCGGGACAACAAGCCCAAGCCACCATTCAGGCTATGGGTAACATCAGCAACACCCAACCCAAACAACCACAGATGGGCACCATGCAGAAAGTGGGCGCCTTCTTCTTTGATCCATCCTATCGGCAGGAGCAGGTTGATAGGTTACGTGTACAGGTTGCTTATAAAGGTGCATCTATTGAGCGTAAGTTGTTTGATGCTTATAACGGGGCTATCCGAGATTCGCTAGGCAACGTGCGTCCTGATGTATTTATGACCGCCGCCGAGCATGCTGACGTGATGACTGTAGAAGCCATGAAGCGCGGTAGGCTAGTGCTTGATAAAGATGTTGGATGGGTAGCAAAAGATGGCCCTAACTCAATGCAAGGGGTCATGGATAAGATTAAAGATCTTGGTATAAAACTAGGAGATCAGGATCTTGCCTTTAAGTTGGCTAATGACGCATTTATTGCCCGTCGTGCTAACTCGTTGATGAACGACCCTAACTCCCCTGTACCTGCATCGTTACTGCCTAGTCCTGCGCAAATTAAAGCGGGTATGGATGCTTTTAAAAAGTTTCCTGAACTAGAAGCAGCGTTTAAAGAGTTCACGGAATTTAAAAACGGCATGATTGATGCGATGGTTCAGGGTGGACGCCTAGACGCACAGCAGGCTCAGTCTTGGAAAAATGTCGTTGATTACGTGCCTTGGAACCGTATCAAGGACTATGAAGAGTTAGTTCAGAACAGCCCACAGATGTATTCAAAAGGTTTAACTAACCTTGGAAGCATGAAGCAACTTAAAGGTGGTTTTGAGCCAATCAATAACATCTTTGACAATATGGTGGGCCTGACATTCTGGATGGGTAACAGTGCTATCCGTAACCATGCTGCCGTCAAACTCACAGATGCTTTTGTAACCAACAATCTCGGTGCTAAGAAAATCCCAAGCCCGCAGGCTGCAGGCGTTAACCCAAACAACGTAATCTTTATCTACCGCAACGGTAAGCCGGAGTCCTATGAGTTTGACTCTATCGCTGACGTGTATGCGTTTAAAGGCGTAGAGAGTATGGGTGGCCCTATTATCCAAGCATTTACAAGCCTATCTAATGTGCTTCGTAAGGCAACTACAGCCACCCCGCAGTTTGCGCTTAGTCAGGTGTTCCAAGATTCATATCGTGCTACAACTAACTCAGGTGTAAAAAACCCGTTTAGTGTGCCTAGTAAAGTTATTAAAAACTTTATAAAAGAACTTGGCGACGATCCTTTGACCAAAGAACTCAGGGCTATGGGTATTGCTGGTGCCTATGACTTCATGCCGGGACGGGCACAAGACGCTATTGAGAAAGAGTTTGGAGTAAAGCAGCGCGGCATATTTGACCGTGTGTTCTCATTTGCAGAAGCCCCGTCTATCGCTTCTGATGCTGCGATGCGTAAAGCCGTGTTTGAGCAAACACTTGCAGAAACCAAATCAGCCCAGTTTCCTGACGGGGATGTGTTACTTGCACGTTACCGCGCACAAGAAATTATTAACTTTAAGCGGCAGGGTAGGGGCAAAATAACTGGCACGTTACGCCAAGTTATACCGTTTATGAATGCTTACATTCAAGGTATGGACATTTTCTACCGTAGCATGACTGGACGTGGTATTGCGGCTGAAGAACGCAAGCTGGCTACAATGCTATTCTGGAAAACTGGAGTTAAATTAGCCGCCTTATCTTCCATTTACGCCATGCTAGTTGGTGGCGATGATGAGTACGAAGGTCTGCGCGATTTCGAAAAAGATAAAAATTTTATTATCCCCGGTTTACCTGAGTGGGCACCGAATAAGATCCCTGTGGCTCCTGAAGTTGGCTTTTTATTTAAAGTTCTTCCCGAGCGCATTTACAATTACGTCACCAGTCAAGGCACTAACAGTCCCCAAGATGCTACGACGTTGCGCAAGGCTATCGGGTCTGCGGCGTTTGATGCTTTTGCCAGTCCTAACATGACTCCACAGTTTATTAAACCATCTGTGGAAGTTTTTTTAGTTAATTATTCTTTCTTTACCCAGTCCCCAATTGTTGGGCGAGGGTTAGAGAAACTTGAGCCTGCACAGCAGTACACTGATAGCACTTCCGAACTGGCTAAAATGCTTGGGGGACTAATGAATGTCTCTCCAATGAAACTTGATTATTTAATACGTGGTTACACAGGTATTGCAGGTGGTACGTTGTTAGATGTAACCAATATGTTTGACGCTAATCGCCCAGATAAGCGTTTGTATGAACTGCCCGGGTTTAAGACATTTATGTATGATCGTGTTCCAGGCGGATACAAAGAGCAGTATTATAACTTCCGTGAAGATGTTGATCGTGTTACTAGCACCGTAAATACATTTCGTGCTCGGGGACAGATCGACGAACTTGTGAAATACCTTGAGTCTGACAAAAATCTCATGCTGTATTCACTTGGCGGGATGATTAGCAAATTAGATCAACAATTTGAGAACGTCCGAGCCCTAAAAAAAATTGTCTCCAATGACCCAAACATGAGTGGTGCGGACAAGAAAAATGTTCTTGAGGATTTGGAGAGGACTGAAAATGAGATCCTTAAAGAAATTAATACTCCGTTTATGCGGAAAGCGGCAGGGTTTTAAAAAAAAAACGCCCCGGGCTAGGCCGGGGCAAAGCCTATCAAGGAGTAGATAGGAGAGTGAAGGCCCGAGAATATCACTCTACTCTCCAGCAGCGCAATCCATATCGGTTATTCTCTATAACTTGTTTACAGACAACTGTATAGCCTAACCGGCCCGCCTCCCATGTCAGTTGCTTAGTGGCGTTCTCGCTATCTAGGCAGGGTATGAAAAACGACATCCCGGGCTTAATCGACCCCCAAGGTATCTTCACTGTTAGATTTAGAATCTGCATTTACTAGCGCATCCTCTGCGAAAAATTCCAGTTTGGTAGTGTCAAAGGTAAGGGCCATAACCCCATCAGATGCCCCCATAGCGGTGCCTGCTAGCATGCGCTTCTTCTTCAGGCCGGTGTAGGCTTTGTTCTTGCGGTAGGGGTTCAGGGTGTCTTCGTAGCCCATAAAGGTCTTGGCACAGTCATCCCGCCAGTCTTTGTTGACCACATAGAGCATCTTGGTATCTGGCTCGTAGCGCACTACAACCTTGCCACGAGGCTCCCGAATCGGCCCCTGTTCCAGCCCCGTCCGGCTGTGGGCCTTGCCGTTGATGACCAAAATATCCTGATAGTGGCGTTGTAAAAAGGCTCCAAGGTAGTCGCTTACGCTTGAAAACTCTTCGTTGTTCTTGTTCCGGGTGTTTTTAACGAGGTCCACCGCGTGCTGAAATACGGGTTCTATTGGGATGTTATGCAGTCCCAAGTTGTGGGCGATGATGCCGCCTGTCAGGTCGATGGCTATTCCGGCTGACCAATACCGCTCGGTGTTTGTAATCTCGGCCGCTCGGTCTAACTTCCGATTGACTCTATTAAGAAGTTCTACAACGGTGGGAAGATTGCCCGCGACGTATTTTATGTAGGGGTCGATTGCGTGTCCATAATTATTGATGATGCGTCCGAAGTGGGACTTTGACCATGTGGGGTCGTTATGTGTATCGGGCAGGATCTCGTCTTCTAGTATCCGCAGGAGTTCCGCATCAGGGAAAGATTTAAGGGTCATCAAGGCGTCTTTGACACGACGGTTAGATGAGGAGACCACCGGGATTTGCCAAGTCGTGTGATTAATCCGCTCAACGTTAGCCTTGCCACTCATACGGTTCTTACCCTTGCCGGAGGTGATGTCATACACAAGGTTAGACATGATCTTCACTTCCAGATTGGTCAACTCATCAATCGTAGGGGTCATAGACTGCATGGTGCCCATACGTTGCATGCGATGGTTATGCGTATCTTTATAAGATAACATCAACTGCTTGGGGTTACCGTAGATCGAATTAATGGCGTGTAGCAGGGTAGTTTTGCCTGATCCACCACGCTGACTGACTAGATTGAGCAGAAATCCATCCAATAATCCTTCACCTACAAACTTCATAAGCGGCCCACCAAAACCCATGAAGAATGCAAAGGCACGTTGCTCCATCCCGGGTCTGCCATAGGCATTGATGATGTCTTTCCAAGTGTGGAAGTCGCCCTTGGTCTTAAACGCAGGAATGATCGGTAGTGTCACAACGGTTGGAGGGCTGTAGAGCACCTGACCATCGGCGCGAATTTCTCTGTCACCAACAATAAATGCGCTGTCGTCTTCCAACCAGCCAAACTGTTTACGAGCAATTTCTGATTTGCCCATAGCCTGCAGTTCCTCAACCCATCGTGTCACGTATGCCATAAGTAAGTCCTGTTTCTTTCCTAGTATTGCTACCCCTTCTTGGGCTACTCTGTTTACAAACTTTTCTTTTGATAGTGCTGAGGTCAACGGCATAATAAATTCTCGCACCCCATCTTTGGGTAGGTGCAGTCTCATAAGTAGTGTCTCCCCATCGTCTGGGTCGTGAATTCGTTTCACCACGTAGAGGTCGTACGGATAGATTAGTTCATCTTTGTCATCTTCTTTATTAGGATCACCACGCCGATAGACCCCACCAACTTTGCCCCTGAAATATGGGAACGGAAAGTTAGGAATTATATAAGTTACTTCTTCTTTTGTAGCCTGTTCAACGTGGGTGACAACGTTATCCTCTTCTGAGGCTTCGATAATTTGTCTTCCAATTTGGATAGGCGATGATATTTTGAGCGTGCAGTCTTGACATCCCGTGGGATTGAGTTTTTTAAAGGTGTCGCAAGTGTATGGTCCTTTAGTTTCCAAAGCCTTTTTAATAGTTCTATTTGCTGAGTACTCAGGATGTTGTTCTGATATTTTGTGGATAGCCACGGCTCCATCCACGCAATGTTGGGCAATTGATAAAGCGGCTCTCCATAGAGGTTCTTCGAGTATTGCCTGATTCCTAAACGCATTAGCAAGTTGTTCACACCCCTCCCCATTCATCGACTTGATGAGAATTGTTTTGAATTTGGACTGGTAGTTACCCATCAGTGCCAAGGTCATTGGGTCTAATTGCTTAACAAAAGGCTTTTTACCCGGAATATCAAAGTCGTCTAAATTTACTAATACTTGACGTAACTTGGCTATCTCTACGCGCTGACGTGACGATATGATTTTTGTTGGTAGAGGATTGTCTGGGTCTTTAAAGTTAAGTGTCTCAGGTACGCGCAAGATGCGAGACACGTCGGCAGTCACCGCAGGGTCAGCCTGTAGTCCGTGCTTTTGACACAGTGCCTTGAGTGACTCGGCCAAAGGTTTCCATTCTGCTTTTGATAGCGGCTGCTCCGGCACCCAGTAGGCGTGCAAGCCGCGCCCTGAATTAACCAAGACTGTTGGCTTGGACATGCCGGATGTAGCGATAAACTCAATCAGAGCCTCGACACCCTCTTGCTGATTTGCGTACGGCTTGTTGGGACCGCAGTCGATGTCTATAAAGAATGACCCAAGTTGATCAGCGTTTACGTTTGTGCGACCCTCATTCGGATCGGTAAAAGATGCAAGGGCAAAGTATGCGTCATAACCCTTGTGCACCATAGCGTCTGCGTAGTTGCAGACTTCATCAATTGATTCTACGAATACCTGTCTTGGTGCTTTATCTTGCTTTAGCCCAACCACACAGTATTGTCCTGTAGGTGGTAAAACAAGAGAAAGAAACTCTTCTCTAGATAACATAGCCGCCATCGTTCAGTGCGCCGTCGTTAAAATAAGGTAGGCAGGGATAGGACGGCGAACTACCCTTTTCGGGTGCCCCCTAGCCTCCTTAAACCGTTTACGTACTTAGTTTCGCAATCAATTTTTCTACTATCTCTTTATGCTGACCAAGCACGTTTGTCTCACCTTTGAACCAGTGATACACCGTCATGCGTGTAACTTTAAAGAACTCAGACACATCTTTCACCGGGATGTCGTTGTCGATGCAGAGTTGTGCAAGCCGTACACCTAACTTGGACTGATCTGCAGCGTTGACAACCGCGATGAATTTGGTTGTGTAACCACGTGACATGATGCCCCCTTATTGGTCATCCCATTCTTCAAGAATCTTGGTGAGATCCTTCTTAGGTGCAGGGGCTTCGTCCTTTTTGCTTGCACGTTTGGTAGGTTCTTCAACGGCTTCTGCTTCGACTTTTTCAGTTTCCTGAGCGGGAACTTCTGAGTCTACACCATCAACCTGAGCAACCGTCATGGTGATTGCCTTAATTGCATCTCCGGTTTTTCCCTTACCCAAAGCCGTATTAAATTCGTCAGTTTCTAAGAACCGTGCTGGCTTGAAAGTCAGTTTGGGTGTTGCGCTGTTAGTGTCAAAGCGCATCTCGGTGACAACTGAAGTGATGGGCACGCCTTTACTACCAATCATCTTGGCGTACGTTTGCAGGGGCCACTTCCCGGGTTCGCCTTCACCAAAGATAGATTGGCTTGGCAAGGTGAGTTGATACACGTCGCCGCTGATGTCGTTCTCAAGCACTACAGCAAGACGTTGAGAGAAACGGCACGCACGGCTATCGCCCTGACCTGACCCTTTGATATTTTGAGGGCAGTCTTTACAAGCCTTTGACTGTGGGTTTTTGGCCTTGGCATCCGGCACTTCACTATCAGCAGACCAGCAATCCGGGGCAGAAGCAACACCCTTTTTGTATACGCCTGCATAGTATGTACGAGATATTTTCGGCGCGGCGGCAACGATGACTACATTCATCACCCGCTCTTCGTTACGGGCAACCTCTTTACCGTTGACCATCATGCGCCACACACCACCTTCAATGGAGATGCGTTTAGCCCCACCACCGCCACCCATAAGGGCTTTAGTAGTCTCATCAATACCATCAAGACTCCGCAGGTGCGCGGGTAAGTTTTGATTTAATACTGCAAGTTCACTCATGTTTTTCTCCTAATTGAGATGGTGTATTTGCTATCCACATTTAGCCCCGGTGGTAGCAAATCGGGGTTTTCTTCAAGGAACGTAGCCATATTTGACTGAGCAATACGCTTTTCTAATAACTCAGGCGCATTATGTTCCAATAGAAACTTGTGAAACGAATGCCAATCGTTAGTCCAAAACCTTTTCGAGACGCGGCGACTTACTGTGCCAAACTCAGTCTTGAACCCATCAGCACCCATTGATTTACAGATGGTAAGAATCTCTTCCGCGATACGGTCTTGAGTTTCTTCTAATTCTTTATCTTGCTTTTCAAACTCATCAGTAATTTGTTTCCGCTTATCACGGATTTTTATGTAGGCTTTAACAAGCCTATCAGCAGAGACTTCGCTCATTTTCACTCTCCGTATTGTTATGTTTGATAATACTAATAAAACGATTTTACTCTGTCAAGCATCTTCAAGCAAATTTTTGTAGAGATCAACAACTCTCGTATGAATATCAACTTTCGCTTCAAGCATCGAATACATCCGCTTCTCAACATGTGAGCCTTGGAGGTGCACCACAGTGCATGGGTTACGTTGGCCCGCTCGATGCACACGAGCATTCGCCTGTAAATAAGTTTCTACAGACATCACCGGAGACCAATACACAACTACGTTTGCGGCGTGCAAAGTAACTCCATGAGATGCCGCCTGTGGTTGGATAATGAGAACCTTCGGATCTTTCTCTGTTTGAAATCTACTGAAGATGTCCGTACGTGCATTAACAGACACAGCACCATTGATAATCTCTGCGGTGTATCCGTCCTTAATTAATTCTTCGTACACAATCTGTATTGCATGCCTGTACGGGACAAACACAATAACTTTGTGCGATGCCTCGTCAATAACTTCTTTTAGCGCGGCTATCCGGTTAGAAGCGTCAAAGGCTACGACCTCTCCACTATCGGAATACACAGCGCCACAAGATAGTTGCAGTAACTTATTAAGGTTTGCTGCTGCGTTCACCGTCGTAATATCTTCGCCAGCGGCGGTTGCTACCATGTGTTTACGGATGGTCTCGTAATACTTCTGCTGCTGCGCAGTCAAGGGAACCTGTCGAGTAACGTAGGTCATGTCCGGCAAATCAAGGCACTCTTCTTTGGCAAACCGGATAGCAGGTTGTAGCACCTGATGCACTATTTCTTCTGCCCGGGGGCGGGGCACCCATTTAAATTGGGTAATCTTCTGCATGACCTGATCTTTAAACGACCCAAAGAATCTAGGTACTGACCCGGGGTTGACAATTCTTGCAAGCCCATACGCATCGGTGGGTGCTTGAGCCGCCGGAGTTCCAGTCATCATCCATACCCACGTGCTTGGTTTGATGATTGAGGCTAAAGTTTTCCAGCGTTTTGTAGTTACCGTTTTGTACGCGTTTGCTTCGTCAACTACGATGAGATCAAATCCGCTTTCGTTGACTGCATCTTTGACAATTTCAAGCCCGTCAAAATTACAAATTACAAACTCTGCATCTGACTTAACTGCTTTGATTCGTTTATCGCGTGAGTACGAATGAGCAACCTGAACCGTGCGGTGCATGGCAAATCTAAACAAATCATTTACCCACGCAGACTCCATGATTGACAACGGGCAAAGCACCAGCACTCGTTTGATGATGCCTAACTTCATCAAGTAATCAGCCGCCCAAATCACACTGCCTGTCTTACCTGTGCCCTGCTCGTTAAAGCAGAACGCACGACGGTGTAGCGTTAAAAATTCTGATGTAGTTTTCTGATGAGCAAACGGTCTGTAAAGTCCGGGCCAATCGTAGTGAGCGATGATGGGTGATGGTACGTTTCGGATGCGTAAGTTCTTTAGCACTTGTGCTTCTTCAAGCCCCCACTTCACAAGCACTTCGCCCGTATCAAGCATTTTGCTTTTGGGGATAACCGTAGTGATACGGTTCGGTTCTTTTACTTTTAACAACAATGCTTTATTTTCTAGTATTTGCAATTCACTCTCCAACAAGACGCCGATAGGCCGAAAGTGATGTTTTCACTTTCAGCCCAAAAAACTTTACTACTGTAAAACCTAGTTTACTTCTTTTTCTTGTAATTACGCGAACGATTTTTATTAGGGGATTCCAGTACGTACCCGTCCTTGTTCGTACCACCCTTGCTCAGTGCAACCTTATGGCTAACATCTTTACCAGTCCGGCTCACACCTTTTTTATCTAATGCACGTCGAGCACGTTGGCGTTCCATTCTATCGCCATGCTCATCCCGTTTAACTTGCATTTCATACTCATGCTTGTACGGGCGCGGTGACTTCGTATACGGCATTAATGATTTTTTCCGTTGTGTATGCAATTAACTACCACACAGTACTGTTTGCAAGAGAAGTTTGGCTTGGGGTTCCATACCTCGTTCTCGTATGCAGCCTCTAACTGCTTGGTCTCATTTAGCCATTTTACCCACGGCTCTGCCTGTTGGCTATCCTCGTAGTCCACCTTTACAAAGTCGTTTGCCACCAAGAAGAGCAAGCCACCCTTAACAAGTTTCAGGTCAGGGCGATGCTTAAATAGCGCCAGCGCCAGTATCTCCAACTGCTTGGTATCGGCATACCGGGACGATTTACCCGTCTTGTAATCCACAAGATACGCCTTGTCATCTTTTATAATTACTAGATCAGCCACCCCCCGCCACCATACATCCTTGGCAAAGAAGTCGCACGGTTCCAAGTCTCGGGTCAGGGCCATGCGGTATTCACACAGAAACTCCCCACCTTCACCTAATGTCTTTAGTAGATCCAGCATGTTCTTGATGAAGCCAAACTGAGGCGGTAGGGGGGTGCCCTTGCCTATGTATAACTCAGCCGCCTCGTGCAGACGCTTGCCGTACAACAAGGCATCGGTCTCCGGCTCTTTGTAGTCTTTGGCTACTCGGAGGTGGTAATACTTCTTAGGACATTGTTGGAACAGACCAAGTGAGGAATAAGACCATGTGTAGTTAGGCATTTTTAATTTGGCTTTTGACCGCAGTTCGCATCAGCCGCAACTCTACTATGGTCATGTCAATTGTGGAAGCCGCACCCTTCCAGTCTCCTTTCAATAACAAGTTATGCACCTCTTTCAAAAGGTGTTTTACCTGCAACTCGTATGCCGCATAATCCACGGCCTTATCAACATTCACCATAACTTTCTCCACTCCCAACCTCGCAATTTAAGGGTAGATCCTTAGCCCAGTCAGGACGCCACCGCATACATTCCTCAACATATTTTACAGCGTCGTCACGCTCCCTAGCTGGCGCCAGGCATGCTATTGCATCGTGCACCGTCAAGACAACCTTGTATCTCTTGGCAATACGGGTCATTTGCTCGGCTATGATGCACCGCGCAACGGCTTGGCATACGTTTTCGATAACTTTTCCACCATAGATTTTTGTGCGCCCCATTCGGGTTTTATAAGAGTAATTGCCATCAGGGTCTTTTGCGAGTTCGGAATATCGTATATACAGCCCGGAAGGAAGTCGTATTCCTTTATCTCCTTGGACACTAAGAGCATCAGGGTATTCGCCCAACGTCACATCCCGATTTGCCATAATTGCATCAAGCGCATTTTGCCCTTGTTTCCATAGCGTGGGGATGTCTTTATAAGTTTGTCGATAAATGTTGATGATGTGCTGTGATTCGGTTTCGTCTATCTCGACCCCGAATACTTTAAGTTGGTCGCGGAATTTAATAGCCCCCATACCATATCCAGCACCAAGGATTGTTGTCTTTCCGACAAACCGCTCCTCCTTTGTAATCGCGTCAGCGTCTTTTGCATAAATAGCCGATGCCATAATCTTGTATACATCCTCACCTTTCTCAAACGCATCCACTAAATCGGTCTGCCCTGCTAACCACGCTACGGTGCGAGCTTCGATCTGGGAGGAGTCTGCATCTATTAACACGTAACCCTTTGGTGCCCGGATGGCTGTCTTCAGCCTGCCTGCGTTCTGCCCCCGGCTTGGCAAGTTTTGTAAGTTGATCTTGTCATCACCACCCCACCGACCAGTGTGCGCGGCGTAGTATTTAAGCGGGACAGGCATCCGCCCACGTTTGGCTATGTCTATAAACCTCTGCGTACGTGTTTCCTCAAGCGTAGTTTTGTTTCCGAGTCGGGCCGCAACTAAAGCCTGAACGCGGGGGTCAGGATGAGAAGCCAGTTCTTTAAAGTCTTCATCGGTCTTGGCGAAAGCCCAAACCTCTTTGCCTGTGCGTGCACTGATCTTTACCGGGGAGTCGACATTTAACTTCTTTAAAAGTCCTGCAAACTTGTCATTAGACATCAGCGTGTCACGGTCAGCAGCAGCCGCTTCAAGGAGTTTTTCCTTCCGAGTTTTGACATCGTGCAGATGTTGCTCAAGCAAAGGTAAGTTCAGCACCAGTTTAGGGTGCGTAAACATCCGCAAGGTTATATCAATAACTTTTAGTTCCCTGCGAGGAAAGTCTTTTGCTAGGATATTGAACAGGCTGTAGGTTAAATTAACATCGTTGCAACAGTAAGCACCGTAACGATCAAGATCCCCTTCACTAAAATCGGCGCGGCGTTTACCAAGCGCACTAATGACTTCATCGCCTTTTCTCCCAAGGTCATACCGTTCTGCCAAGTTCTCAAGAGATGCGCTAACATCTACTCCGTTGACTGCACGCGCCATACAAAGAGTGTCCAACCAACCTTTCGGCGTAATTCCAAAAATCCATGAGAGTATTGCTCCATCGAACGCCGTGTTGTGCGCGAGTATAAGGGAGTTTGCCCAATCGTATTGATTAAGAAACTCTTGAGTCTGCTCTTTGGAACCTGAGAACCACGTCGTTTCCGCATCATCTATCTTGACCCCAACACCGATAACTTCAAACTTGTCATCACGTACATACTCCTCGGTAGTCAGTTTAGATAATGAAAACTCTTTGTCGTAGTAGGTTTCAAAATCTACCGTTATTATCATTTTTTTCCTGATGTAAACGTTGTAGTGTACGGCAAATTCATTTGCTTGTATTTAAAATTAATTTCTTTCTCACGCTCACCACCTACAAGTTCTTTTACGATGCACGCTTCCATTTGCTTGCGTAGTGCTTTTTTGTAGTTAAGTTTAATAAACTCAATCTCTTCCTCGTCGAACATAATATCTTTGCCCGTAGTCATAACAGCACGGATCAAATTGCCCCACCGAACATTCTCAAAAGGTTCTTTTTCCCAAGCGTTAAACTGTATCGGATCCCAATTAGGATGTATAAACTCTTGAGGATGCTCCCACATGCGGTCAACAAGCATGCGCAACATGTCGGGTAGTTTTTTATCTCCCATCACTTACCTAGAAATTTAGTAATATCTTTAAAGTCCGAGCCTTCAATGATAAGCCGTTCGCGTTTGTCATCGGGGTTTTCTTTTAACTTAATCATCTTTTTCTTAGTAAGTTCTTCAGACACACGCTTGTGGATAGTAGCCGGTGAAGCGATCTTGTAATCACGTACCAAGTCGGTGATGCGTATGTTCTTGTCTTTATCCCAGTGCATCTGCATCACAGCAAGCAGGCGCAGATCAATTAAGTCCAGTTCATATTCAGATTCTAAAAAGTCTAAGATTGCGGTCAGATGTTGTAGTTTCATTTTGTCCTCTTCAATGCGTAATAATAAGTTGGTCGTTTGGAATACAGTTCGTTTTGTTTAAAGTTAATTATCACTGTTTTGTTTAAGACTAACTCCTTCAAGTAGATTCTTACACTGCACGTACTAACCTTCATACGTCTAGCAAGTTGTTTTACAGAAAGCCCCCACTGTCCCTGCAGCACACGTTTGAGTTGCACCATGCGTGCATGTCGGGGACATTTCCTAATCCTGCGGCGGGTTCCGCTCGGCTTCAATACAGTCAAGCATCACCTCCACTTGTAGTAAGTTCTTTTCGTTTACGATAGCGATGTACCCATCTTGCATTTGGATCTTGTCCAGTTCTCGCAGTTGTAAATTAGTTGGCTGGTTGTCCCCGGCTTTACATTCGATGCCGAAAAAGATTCCTTTGTAGCACCCGACAATATCTGGTACACCGCTTCGACCATATCCCCCAGTGGCAGGCATGAAGTAGTACGCTCCACGCTCATCCAGTATCTTCTTAACAGCCTTCTTCACCTTGGCTTCCGGCGTCATTGGATGTGCCCCTGATTCTTGAGTCCCAAGTCCAAAGCCAGCCGCTCGTTCTGATCTTTGAGTTTATGGATATAATCGTTTAGTCCAGCTATTTTTTCTTCCAGCCGCACAATCTCAATCCCCGCCTGCTTCATCAATTGTTCGGCTTCGTCCGTGTCGTAAACTGGGTTAGCAAGTTTCTGTAAAAGATCTGTATTCATTCTTTCACCTTATAAGTCATTACCCCACCGACTTCATGCCGCTCTGCAATTTCACAGAACACAAAGTGTTCCAAGGCTCGTTTTGCGTGCGTGTCACTTATCCGCAAAACTTTTATTGTTTGTTTAATAGTCACTGGAGTTTTTCTTTTTACTAGATAATCCCAAATTTTTTCGTATTCGGGCGCTATTTTAATTGGCATTTATTTTTTTCCAATACTTTTTGTTTTGCTCCCCAACCCACAGCCCTGCACAGACCATCTCCAACTCTTCGCTTGGCGGGTTAGTCTTTAGCGCCATCGCTTTACCTTCTCGCAAACCTGTTTTGTGTTCCCGTTCTAATGCGCTTTGGGCTAAGAGATAAAGTGCCCCAACTAAAGCCAGACTTAGAATTATTTTCATGTGTTCTTCTCCTTTAGTTTGGCTTCGATGGCGTTGAGCATGTGCATTGGTAACGTAGCGTTTTTAGGAATACAGGTAACCTCATGCCATTCGTCTTTCGTCAGCCCAACCCATTTACGCTTTGGTGGTGCGGTGTAGAGTGGATCTTTGTATTCCTCGTTTTGAAATGACGCAACGTACCCGTGCTTGTTCATCCAAACCAATGGCTCATGTTCCGATTGCGCTAGTGCTTGGCGTAGTGTTTTAATACATTTATTGCAGTCTTTTCTTACTTTTGTTGCCAAATCTCTAACGTCTTTATCATCCCTAAATTTTGCTTCTTCTTTTACAAACCCACATCCCTCATAAATTTTTTCAAAACCTTCCAACGCCATCTCTGCTGCTTTTCTCAAGTCGCTCATCTCACCCTCGGCTGACAGTTATACGCTTGTGCTCCATCACGAAACGAACCCACGAAGCGGCAGTCCTCTGTAATCATCTTTTCCTTTACCACCATCCCCAACAGAAACGCAACCACCGCAAGCACGATGCAACCAAACGAATCCTTCCAACGCTCTACGCACCACGCCCAAATCTTTTTAAAGTCAATCAGGTCTTTCATTTCAGGTTACCCCCTGATTTAACTATGTCTCCTGTATAAACGTATGTACCCACATGGTCTAACTTAATAAACGGATTAGCGTAGATTTTGCCGCCATGTTTTTTCCATAAGTCACAAAAGTGATAGTCTTCAGACAGCAAAGCCCCGGTCTCATCAATGCTTGTGGCAAAGAACTCATAGGTTAACGGCTTATAGTATTCACCCGTTTCTGGATCTTTAGTGCTTGAGACTCGGTACTGCGGAACGTGAGGCATAAGTTCTTCAAACACGTGACGTTTGATTAACATAAACCCTGTCCCGCCATGACGCACTTCGATAACGTAATCATCATCGGACTCTTGGACTTTACCCTCCATATTAAAGACAAACGCTCCGCCGTAATCGGCTAGATTATCTTTACCTTCTTTTGCAGCCTTGGCGACTTGTTTCCAATCTATTTCTTTCTTAGGGTAGATACCACAAACGATGTCTCGATCTGCCGCCATGAGTT